GCCTGCCATAGCCATGCTATCCCAAACACGTTCATCTTGACACAATATTGACACAGATGCCACTTTCATACCTGAAGCATACAAAGATCTTGCTAGTTTTATTCTTTCACAGTTTTCATCAGTCACCGTAATCCCGCTACTAATACCCAAAATCTGGGTTTGCACAGCGCCCGCTACTGCCGTTTTACAAACGTCAGAATTGTTTACAACAACACTTGGTGAATTTGCTGTAGGCGGTGTATTATTTGTAACAACAGTAGAACTTACAGTATTTGTTTCTGCAAAAACTTGTGTTGATATAAATAATAAAACAATAATTAATCTTAACATTTCCATCTTCTTCTAGCTTGTCTTAGTCTAGAGTTAGGATCTGCTGCTGCTTTTGGAAATTTTTTCATTTGACCTGCACTTCTTGCACAAAATGACTTACGTCTATTTGCTGCTTTTGATCCCTTCTTAACTTTGCCTGTTACAGCTGTTTTTAATTTTGAACCTGGATTATCTCTTCTATATTTTGCGACACCAGCTTTAGTCATTCCCGCCCCAGACTTGGTGGAGCGGAAATATTTTTTAGTCTTCGGTGGCTGCTTATCTCTTTTTCTAGCCATGAAGGAAAGTAATTGACGTAATGTTTGTTAACGTAGCATGACAGTCAGTTTCAAATCTCATACCTTCATCATTAAAATCAATATTTTGCGTTAGCGTTGCACCTGCTGGTGTAGCCATTTCAAATAAAGTAGTTCCACCTGAACCACCATTTTTTAAAACAACTGAACCTGCTGAAGCTCCGCCTACCAAATACAATTTAACAAGTCTTGTAGGACCAGAAACTACTGAGCCTGTGCCAGTTAAGGTTTTAGATTTAAGACCAAACATTATGCTAAGTTGTTATTCTGAATGTAAAGAACAGTTACAGTTGCAGCACCTGCTGCACCATTACCATTAGCTGCTGTAAATGTAGCAGTAACTTGCTGATCAGTCGTTCCAATATCTGTGCCATCAGCACCGATTGTACCTCTAGTTGTACCTGTAGCTTTTGCACTAGTAGCTGGAAGATATTCATCAACATCACCAACGTGTCCTACCGCAACCGTAGCTGCTCCACCATCATCATTTGCAGTTGTAACGTTTAAAATTACATCAACAATCTGTGAATTAGCAGGAATAGTACCTACTGTAGTTGTGTTAGTTGCACCAATAATATCTATTACTGCTGATTGAGCCATTAACGCAAACCCCGTGTTTGCAACATCAGTACCTACTGTGTTACCGCTCGTATCTTTTATCGATCCTGCTTTAATAGGACCTGAAAATGTAGTTGTTCCCATGTCAACCTCCTTTGTTAGTTGTCGTTTAAGTCTTGGGAAGTATACTTTAAAATAAAAAAGGCGGTCTTGCAACCGCCTTCTCTACCTAAGAAAGATTTAGTAAATTATGAACCTTGTGATCCAAATACACATCTAGGATCTGAGAATCCAAAGCTATATCTTTCACGTGCTTTGTATCTCATGTTTCCTGTATCGAAATCGCCTTCCATACCAGTAGTAAGGGCAGCTCTTACGAAGTGCTTGAAACCGTTAGGAGCATCTGTTTTTACAAAGTATGCATCTGTGTCAGTTAAATAGTGGTTAATTACATAACCCTCTGGCAACATACCCATGTTTCTCATCGCATTGATGTCATTGTCAGCAGTACCGACTCTTAGAGTTGAATTCAAGATTCTATCAGCTACAAATTGAATGTTTACTGGGATGATTAATTTTCTTCCCTGCATTGCAATTTTTAACCCTCTTTCGTCGATGAAGCCAGCAATATCAATCATCATTTGCTCGAGTGATGCTTCATTAAGGTCTGCATTTGTTGCAAGTTGGTTGGAGAAGTTTCCACCCAAAGATGTTGGGTGAGCTGTGTTTACTAGTGAAACACCATCTCCACCTGCAGTTGCAAATGCATTGTTTAGAATATTAGCACCCTTGACTTGCTTTGTGTAAGCCATTGAACGTGCCAATGATTTTGTGTAACGAGCAGATAAAGTGTCATACAAATTGTCTTCGACAGCTTCCTCAGTTAAACTAAATGCAAGTGCAATAGTTTCGTGAGTGTATCTACTTGTAAAACTTTCTTTTGCAGTGTCAAACTGAACAGCCGCACCTTCTTGTTTTACAGCAGCTTCGCCGAAGCCCATAAGCATTACTTCTTCTTCAAATGCTCTATCGCTTGATTCTTGGTCAAAGATCTCAGCATGTTCATTCTCATAACGAGAATACTCCATACCGAACAAGGCGTTTAAGCCAGGTTCCAGTTCTTTGGCCAGTTGTGCTCTATTAATAGCCATAGTCTAGTCCTCCTTATACGCCTGCTGTACCTGTGTGAGATCCTAATTGATGATTGTTGATTTTAACAACTAAGATACTGTTATTAGCAGTAGCATCATTGCTAGGTAAATCATAAAAATCCATCAATCTGACCTGTAAGGTAGCAGTTGTGTTTTTTGAGCTTGAATCGATCTCAACACCAGAAAGCCCAGTAGTAGTGCTTCCAGCGCCAAAGACCAAATTAGCGTTTAGGTTTAAGTCTGCAGCGACAGCGTTCGCAGCAACTGAATCTTGTTGACAGATAAACAGTTGATTTGGATCGTCAGCTACAAATGCAATCCCGTCTCCTGGTGAGAGGGATGCTGGGAAATGATCTCGGAACGTCGGTTTTTTTGTTGTTGGATCTGTATAGAAACAACCCATAAACACACCACATATTGGATCGCCTGCAGTAGCTACTTCAACTGTACCATCATTTTTATATTTGACGGGATCGCCAGTGAAGATCGCTGTACTTTGGTTATCCGCAACGGAGTATTTAGTTGTTCCTGTAGTTCCTCCTGGAACTGAACCCAATTTCGCAATAGGACGTAATCCGAAGGCTTGATCAATATTAGCCATGTTAGTCTCCTATAATTATTGGTGGAGGAACTTGAATCTTAACCATTAAGATTTTTTGTTGCCTCCAAACGTTACTCTGCTTTGCCTATCCTGATGGATCGGCATTGCTGGATGCTCGTCCTTATGTAGGTCGTTTTCAACTGATTTATTTTGATCTGTCGTTTTGCCAGCAAAATAGGCATCCCTATCTTCCTTAACTTCAATCGGACATCTCATCAGTATTAGACCTCCTACTCCTATAACACCTTTCCATCTGCCCTCAGCGATAGATGGTAAATCCACTCTATCGGGATACTCACTAGCCATAACTGGTTCGTATCCACTTCGCAGTCTACCCATGACGTTTTTCTCGTCTTGTTGACCACGGTACTCGGCTCTTACCCATCTGTGGTGAAAACCTTCAGGTGGTTCTGGTGCATCTAGACTAGATGGTGGTACCCATCCTCTAGCACGAGCTTTTTTTTCTCGGGTATCGAGATTGCGTGAGGTTTTGTTTATTTTTTCTGTAGTCATATTACGCCTCCTTCACGTGTTTTGCGTATTCTTCTAATGGCACATTGAGTCTTTTAGCTATTGCAACTTGTGAAGGTGTGAGCTTCACGACTCGGCGTCCAGATTTAGTTTTTCGTACGGCCGACGCAACAGTCTGAACGGGCTGTTTCGTTTCGGGTTGTTTATCCTCTTTAGCATCATTAAACTTCTGAGGAAACTCTTTTCTTATATAAGAATCTATTTCATTATAATAGTCATCACTTGTTGGGTCAAATCCTTCTTGCATCAACTGATCGTGATAGGACATCGCAGTAGCCGTCATTGCTCTGTCTTGACCAAACCAACCATTATCAGCTGCCCACGCTTCTGCTTTATAATCAACAGCAGCTTGTTGTTGCTGTGGTTGACTTTCTTGTTGAGCTTGAACTGCTTTTAAATTCTCTTCATCTCTTTTTTGAGATGCTTTTAAATTAGCCAATCTAACTGAATCTGCTTTAGCGGCAGCTAATTGTTCTTGAGCTGTTACCTGAGCTTCAGTATCATTATCCTCTATAGCTTTTTTAAGTTTAGACTTAGCTGCATCTACGGCAGATGTAACTCTACCCTCAAATTCTGACACATAGCCTTTACCTACACTGCTATATTTCTTTTTAAGATCCTCGTTTTCTTTTTGAGTGGCTTCATAAAGTCTTTCCATTTCTCGCATTCTTCCTACGAGATTGTTAATTCTTTTCTTTACACCTTTACTGTAATTATCAAGATCACCTGTTTCGTATGGATCTACAGGAACTTCTGGTTCAGGCTTTTCACGTGAAACATTTTCTACTTGTTCCTCTATAGGTTCAGGTTCTTGTTTTATAGGTTCTTGTTTTTGTTCTTCTTGAACCTCCACACCTTCGTCTTCTTTTTCATTATCATCTTTTAATTCTATTTCTACTGGATCTCCTGATGTATCAAGAGGCACCATTTTTTCATCTGCACTTTGCATAGACTTCTCCATGTTTATAAAATGTTAGCTGGCAAAATATCTCTTGGATCATCGACAACAGCCAGTATTTCGTCATCGTTGATTATACGTAGTTCACCACCATCAATACGAATACGAGAACCCGCATACCTGGTAATTAAAACCCAATCACCTTCTTTACACCAAGGACCATCGGGATATCTTTCTTTATCTTTATAAGCATCAGCTCCAACCTTTAAAACCTTACAAATATTTGTAGTTATTTGAGACTGTTCAACAGTATCATCTGTTAAATACAATCCACCTTTTGTTTTATTTTCTAGTTTTAAGGGGAATAACACTATTCTCCAACCAACTGGTTGAGGAACTTTTTCTAATTCGTCTTTTTTCTTCTCTGCTTGCGCACCATCCCAAACATGTTTTGGCACGATCAATTTTGGTTTAGTCATTTTCTAGCTCCGTTTTCTTTAGCAGGTCCGTGAGTTCCTGTTCTTCTTGTTTTAATGCAGCTAGCTTACCAGTCAGATACTTATAATCTGCCCAGTCTTTAGCTAGTCCATTTAGTATAGACTCTTCTACTTGCTTTTGTCTAGTAATTAAATCTTTTTTGTAGGCTGTAAAAAAATTTTCTAACCGCATGCCTTCATTTGTTCTGCCATAGCGTTGGCTCTGTTGGGTGTCTGTTTCGCCCATCTAGAATCTAGCATCTCGAAACTCGCCCCAATGTAATTCTGTTCTGCTAGTGCTTTCCACATATTATTAAATTTTGAAACACCAGTTTTTCCTAGTTGAAATACCATTTCTATTATTAATTCTTCTGCTTTGTCATCTATCTCTAGGCAGTCTCTTTCTTCCATCAATTCCCTTGCACCACCAATAGCTTCTTGCAAATCTTTTTTAAGTATATCCATTAGAAATTCTTCTTCGTATTCTTTATCGTCCTCCCAAAAATCTTCGACGCAAAGATGACCTACGCCCACGGTTCTCTTACCCAAAGTATCCAGGTAAACTTTGTTTCTATAGCCTTCGTGTTTTTTGACTGATTCTAATAATCTATCTAGGTTCATTTACCCTTTATAACTTTTTGCAAAGTTTTTGCTTGGCCAGCGTGCAGCTTTGATGCTTTCTTTAAACCTTTAATAACTTTTTTTACTTTTTTCTTTTTTGCTTTCTTCATTTCTTTTTAAACATTCCTATTGCACTAGATCCTGCCTTGATGCCAAAGCTCGCTGAAATCGCAATGTAAAGTAGGTTGTGATAATACGACGGTAGGTCTTGCAAAGCGAGGAACCCTTTATGCACATGATCTTGTAAAGGCGTGAAGACTAATACGGCTGGAAGAAGTAAAACAATTAATGCTACCTCATCTTTCCACGACCCCTTCATTTGGTCAACGGCACTTTGCTCCCATGCAACTTTGCCAGCTATCTGGTCTTCTTTAAGTTTCTGCGTTGCTTTGATAGTTGTAAGTTTTAATTCTTGTTTTGCTTTTTTAGTATCTACAAAACCCTTGACGCCATCAGCGACGACGCCAAGAAGTGGTTTTGCTAATAGTTGCCACATGTTCTTTTAGATTGCTCCTATAATTATGATTACGATTATTGCTACAATAGCAGCTTTAATCCAGTCCTTCATACTCCAATCAGACCACTCCTTTAAGTGAGCCCAAAGATCTTGTAAAAGTTTCATAGAAACCTCCTTTTTAAAATATCGAAGTATACTACTTTACACCCTTGAATGCTACTTTTTTAATTTGAGCATTACTAGTTTGTCCTTTTGGTCCTCCACCTTTGTTCTTTTTTTGAACAAAAGGAGAGTAAACTACAGCAGCATCTGATGATACCTGTAAGTTTGGAAAAGGATTTTTTTGGGGTACAACAGTAACTTTAGTTTTTTTAAAGTTCATTTTCTTGCCTTTCCATATCCACGTTTAGCTAGTCTACCTGCCTTCTTACCTTTGACAGCGCCACCATTTTTAAAAGAAGTTCTTGTATTTATAATAGATCCTTCTCTAGAACCTCTTGCCATACCACCTCTTTTTTTATTGATAACACCTTTACCAATAAGAATATCTTTTTGTGTAACTTTACCATCACCAGATAAATCTGGAAATCCACCATCTTTCATTTTGATAACTCCTCCACGTTTTTTACCCATAGGCTTAGCTTTATTTTTAGCTCTTCTTCTTCTTTGCTGCTCGGCTTTCATTATTGCCTCATCTTTTTTAGATCTCTTTTTAAGTTTGGGATTTTCTTGTTCAAATTCTATTGCATAAGTTCTACTTGCACTTTCTGCCATTTGCTCTGGTGTTGTATTTTTCATTGCTTCTTCTACAGCTTTAGGGTCAGCGTAGTTTAGTAGCTCATCTTTTTTAGACATGTTTAATGTATAGTCGGTTTTAGAAGATTTATCAAGTCTCTTGCGTTATGATTCATAATATCATCAGCTTGATCCTCCGATAAATTTTTATAGTATAATATTTTAGCAACTGCCATCATAGCTCCAGCTAGTAATATACCCTCTTCCTCTGAGGTTACGGACTTTTCTACAATAGTCATCAGACCATTGTAGTAATCTTCTAGTTTTTCTACTGGATCTTGCATTATACATAGTTAAGAGTTTTGACTTAACTTTGCAAGTGATATTCCCTCACGAATAGAGGCGTGTTTATCCGCATTATCTATCTTTTCTTGATTTTGTTGTGCAGAAACAGAAGCTTTTTCTTCTTCAAGTGCTTGTTTTTCACCATCTTTTTGTGCACGAAGTTCTAATTCTTCCGCACGTAGCCCTAATTCTTGCTCTTTTAGAGTAACTAATGGGTCTTTTGTCATACCTTCTAGGTATTCTTGTTCTTCTGCTATCATTTCTTCTGTTAATTCACGAATTCTTTGTGCAATTTCGCTTTCATTTTGAATTTGAAACTGTTGTTGTAGTTGTGGTGGTATCTGTCCACCAAATTGCATCGCTTGCTGCTGTATAATTGGTGCATTTTTAGCTTCAACCTCCTGTCTTGCCTTAAAACTTATGTGTTGTGACACATGAGATTGTAACAATGCCAATATGTTTGGTGTATTTTTAACCAAATATGACGACATAAAGGCACGATGTGTCTCGATGTGTGCATCATGATCCTGTTCTGGAAAAGCCTGCAAAGGTTTTTGTAATAAAACGGATGAATTTTCCATTCCAGGGTCCATTGGCATTGGTTGTGGTGGGGGAGGAAGTATCTGTTCAATCTGTTGCACACCCATCGCTTGATACATACGTCTATATGCTTCGTATACGTTGTGTATTTGCGGGTTAGATTGTGCAAGTTGTAATTGTGTTTGTGCCAACGTAATACGTTGAGACATAGAAAAGATTGTTGGATCGGAAACTGGTAATATATCAACCCGTTCATCAAAATCTGTTTGCTTAATTTGTCTATTGCCACCAGCTACCATGTATGGATACTCTGGTGGTAGGAATTGTGCAATGACTCTTGCTAATATTCTAAATTCTTTTTTCTGTGCGTAGTGTAATCTTTTGTGAATAGCACTCATGACTTTTGAGCCTTGCTCTAATAAAGCCATTGTTGTACCAACTGGATTTGCTTGTGAGCCTTCTCCTAGTTTTTGGTCAGCTACTGCTGCAAATCTTCTACCTGCATCAACAACAAAACCTAATAAGGCGAATAGTGTTTGATCTGGTCCTTTATAAGGAAGAGGTAGTAATCCATTTCGTAAATCTCCTGATGGTGCATCAACATCTCTAAACTCACCTGGCTGTAAAGGGTTATCATCATCTCTGATTCTAAGACCTCGTGCTTTGAAACCTGCGGGTAGATTCGATAATGTACCTGCATCAATGAGTTGACGGAGGGCGGACGTGGCCGTCCTACTGAGTCCACCAAGCATGTGAATAAGACCAAAGCCATAAAAGCCAAGACCAGGCAAAAACTTGTAGTGAACGAAATATTGTATTTTTCTTTTTGCTGGATCATCTTCTCTGTAGTTACGATAGATAGATAGAATCTTACCTGACCCCTCTTCAATTGTAACGACGTATGGAATCTTTATACCTGTAGACTCTCCTGTTTGCATGTCTTTATCTTCGAAGCCTGTTATGTCTAAATCACAATGTATCTCCAATAAATTATACACATCAACGTTATTTGGTTTATCGACACCTTGTATGTCATTATATTTTTCTTGTGTTTTTGTTTCTTCATCGTATGGATCTTCTAGCTCTATATCTCTGTAGAATCCTCCAACTTGAGCCTTCCTTATGTCGTTCTTTGTCATTTTGACAATATGTGTAATTCTCTCTGATGTATCTAAATCTGTTGCAAGATAGGGCACCACTAAATCTTCTGCTGGCACAAACTTTGAAACTGGTCTTGTTAGATCAGCATCATAATAAACTTTTTTAAAACTAGAACCTGCTAGTGGTAAATAAAATAACATTTGATCCATGTCAGGATCGTAATCTTCCATCTCATCCGTGATGAGATAATTCATGTAATCTTTAACTCGTTGTGATTGTGCTTCTACTTCTGCATTGACATCACCAACGATATTACATTTTACAGGACCACCTGCTGGTAATAATTCTTTATAGGCTTGTGATTGAAAGGATGTTACGCTTTCTGCTAATAGTGGATGCGTCACGCCACTCGCTCCTTGGAACGGTTGCGAACGATCATTATATTTAAATCCTAATAGATCTAAACCTTTTGTATACGAGTCTATCCAATCCGATCGTGACTCTTTATCATCTTCATATTGTTGTCTTAACTCACTTGATAGATTGCTGAGCTCGTCTTCATCTAGAGTCTCTGCTAGATTTGATGAAAAGTCAACAGCAATTTGTTCTTCCATTTCTCCAATAATTGCGCCACCGTCTTCTGTAGGCGTGATTTCTGTACCAATATCCTCGGCTAATTCTACGTCAAGAGGAGATTCATTCTCGATGGGACTTGCTTCTGGGCTAATTCTTTTATCTATGGCCATTATGTTATCAATGTTTTCTTTTGTTTTTTTTCTTGTATAGCACTGAAACCTCGTGGTTGCACGAGTTTATAATACTTTCCTTTAGGATTTTGAAAAGAGGCTGCCGTCTTTTGCTTCTTGGTTTTTTTCTTTTTGGTTTCTTGAACCGTGAACCCTTTGACAAAACTCATTAGTAATATTCCCTTTGCTCTGGCATATGTTGTAACATCGGCGGATCCTCATAATCCTCTGGATGCACAGCTAATCCAACTTGACGATAGCGCATCAGTGCTTGTGTCATACTATCAACCAAATCATCATGGTCACCATAAGGGAAAGCTGCACATTCTTCAATCAATTCTTCTGCCCATTTTTCCTCTGGAGCCCACACCTGTCCCGACTCGAATAAAGGCGAAACAGAATTAACCCTTACGTGTTTATCATTACCTTTGCTCGGTGTAAAGTTTACGACAGGAATTCCTACACGGCGCAGCTCATGTGTGAGCGGTGTACCACTAGCCTTCTGCTCGATGATTACCGTCTCTGGCTCCCAGTATTTATATTCTTCCATCGCAACTCGTTTCAAATCAGGGAAGTCCCACCGTCCTTTCTTCATGTCCAGCAAGATTATATTAGGTGTCACATCGTTATGCAAAAATACACCCCACGTTGTAATCGCCGAATAATCCGCTGTTTCTTTTTTACTATAGGCCGTATCGTAGCTTTGAATAATATGCTGTAATTTAGGTGGTTGGTCTTTGTCCCAAACATTCCACCACTCTCTTTTGATAATGGAACCTTCTTCTGATGTA